GCATGAAGTAACTCAGTACCTCCCCACACCTTACCAGCTTTCATAATGTCTCCTTTGTTATACTGATGGTTCGATTTATAATATTTTTAATTCTTTCTGGTTTATCATTTATAGAAAACTGAAAATCCATAATAGTACTAAAACATTGGTCGAGTTTATCCCAATTTCTTAAAGCAGGGAACTTTCTACTTCCTTGGCCTAAAATTTCAACATCTATTCCTAGAGCCATTAGTTGATATATAATAGTACTAGATATTGTCACCACTTTTTCTGCATCTAAGCATTCTACTACGGTTTCTTGAGTGGATGTCTTATATTTGGTGACTAAATTACAGTTAACAGGATATTGATCTAATTTATCTTTAAGTCTTAAATTTAGTATAGGATGCTGGCAGAACACTATCTCGTACTGTTCTGTATCTATATTATTATCTACTATATAATTAGTGATGAGATTATCATAACTATCCAGTTTATAAAAATGAGTCATTGTACTGTCCCAAACCAACTGACCCACAAAAACAATTTTTTTCTTTGATGACTTTTTGATTAAGTTTTTATCTTGATAATATTTAGTTATAGAGTCAATGTTGTGTTGATATGTTTCTTTTTGAAAAAATTTAGGATAGAGATTAACAGAGTCAAAAGATATACCACCAGCAAATAACATAAAATAATCATCTAATTGTGATGGCATTAAATTGCGTTCTATAATAGCATAATCACAATTGCATCTCTTGCATAAGTCTATAAACCACGCACAACTTGTCTTTAAATTATTCCAAATTAAAATCTTACCTTGAAAATTTTTTAAATATTCAGCGACTATCCACGACTCTATGGCATTTTTTGGCTTCTCAGCAAGAGAAAGATCGTATAAGTTTTGTAAACAATTAACAAGACGTGATTTAATTGGACATGATAATAGCGTATTATCATCATCATATATTGCTAATTTTTCTTTTTCCATCTTGGTCTTGACTTAATTTTGTGCCAAAAATAAGCACAATCCTTTTTTACATCTTTATTATAGCTTTTATAATCATTCAAGTGACCAAACAATAGGTGACATGGGCTGGCACATAAAGTGATTAAGTTATTATAGTCTAATTCTTTAGAGGGGTCAACACTTACGGGTATTATATGATGCACTTGTAGTTTTTTATCTTTTCCGCAGGCAGCACAGCGAGGATGACTTTTAATAAAATCGTTCCTCACTGTTCGCCAGCGATATGACCTAGCAAGACTATGAAATATACTAAGTATATTAAACATATAACTATAATACCTGAGCAGCTATTAAGCAGCCTTTTGATACTGCTCTCAGAGGATCAGACGAGTGTTTGACTACTTCAATATCTAGTGGAAAATCTGCTTCTATTAATTTTTCATGTAATTTTTCTACATAGCCATCGGCTTTAGATGTTCCACCAGCGACCACTATTTTAATAGGATGTTTAAACTTAGGAAGAGCTTTGTGTCCATCTAATGCTACTGAAAGCTGTTTGGCTGTATATTCTATTAATCTTTCGTAATATGAAGATACTGCACTTAAAACAGGATTTTCGTTTGGTTCACCGACAGTAAACTCTCCGCTTTCTTTTTCTACTTGAACAACACTGTCTGGCTCACCACTGGCTACAGCACTCATTCTGTCAACCCAGTCACCAGATTTGGTTGTGCTAAAAACCACAGTAGGTTCACCATTCAACATAACACAAACATTAGTCATGCCAGCACCGCAACTAACCCCAATGCCTGTATAATCACTATCTTCTAATTCAGCATAGCATAGTGCCTCTGCTTCATTAATAGCTCTTGCTTCATAACCCACTTCAGATAAGATGTTTTTAACAACATCTTCATGGTAGCCGACATCAAAATCTTCATCTTCTTGATCTACTGGTTGAGCAGGAACGCAGAAAACTAGTTGCTCTCCCGGTTCCGATGCTTCTCCCACTACCTCTTTTAGAATATATGCAAGAATTCTTTTAGCGTCTTTTTCTTTTACTGACACCACACCTCTGTACATGGGCCTTCTTGCTGTTTCATTTCTTTCTACAGCTTTTTCTATTGCGTCTTTACCTAAGATCACAAAAGATCCGTCACTGTCTTTAATGAAAACTTTACCCTTTAAGCCTTTTTCTATCATTTTATTGGCTACTGGAGTTGATGGTTTGATGACATAAAAAGCATCTCTGAATTCAACAAAATTAATATCGTCACCATCTTGTGATGACATAACAATAAAACTAGTGCCTACGTCTAAACCTTTCATGCTTAACCTCTCATATTTTTGAGTTTATTTACTGAAGATGCAATATCGTTTTTGGATTTAGTATTTGTCCCTAACTTATCAAATTTTTTCTCTAGATTATCTGTCTTAATATCTTTATTTAACACAACTTTAGTATCGTCTATTTTTATTTGCTTAACTTTTTCAGCTTTCTTTTGTTTTTGTTTGTCGAAAAAACTCTGTACAGCCATATCTGACCCTAAAGAACCATTTCTGTTTGTAAAAGTAAAAGCCACAACAAAACCCATAGCAAACACAAAAATATGTGTAAATATTAAAACAGACACCGCCGATAGTAAATTAATGTTATTCATAGTTATGTGTCTCTTTTAAGCCATAGTATAATTACACCATTCAATAAAAAAACTCACCCCATAGGGGCGAGTTTAGTGTGTTGCTTAATATAATCAATGACGGTATTACAGGGCTTTGCTATTAATAATACGACCCTTCTGTGTCCTAATAACAAATCCGGCCCTGACCAAGAACGGCTCTATACTATTCTCAATAGTCTCCATAGATATACCAGTCATACTTGATAGACTTTTAATTCCAATTGGATTTCCAATATTCCCTTTGAGAGCATCTAGATATTTCCTGTCATTTTCATCCATACCTCTTGCGTCAATACCTTGTTCCAGAAAGATATCGTCCACATCATCTTTACCAGGATAAAAATTAGTATAACTCTTATACCATTCTAATCTAGCGTTAAGAATTCTGGGAGTACCCTTGCTTCTTTTTGCTATCTCTGCCAGATTTGTATCGCTTATATTAATGCCTAGCTTGTCAGCATTCGACCTTGCTAGTTTAGCTAACTCATCTGGAGTATAGAAAGATAGATGTTCTTTAACAGCAAACCTGTCGTAGAAAGGCTGGCTTAAACTTCCACCACTAGTAGTTGCACCGACCAAAGTAAATCTTGGGATATCAATTTCTTCTGGCTCTTTATCCATAACCACATTTGCTTTGAAATCTTCCATAACGGGATAAAGAAATTCTTCTACTATTTTTGGCAGTCTGTGTATTTCGTCAATAAACAACACTTGTTTATGTGTGATATTCAACAAATATCTCGTCATAGATTTGACGCTACGAATAGATGCTGCGTTTGCCACAACCAAGTCTGATTCTAACTCACTAGCAATAGCACAGGACATTGTTGTTTTTCCTAGACCGGGAGGCCCGTCAATTAAAACATGAGGCATAGGACGGTCATCTGTCTTTGCTCCGTGAGCAAAAATTCTAAGTCTTGTCACAACGTCAGATTGCCCAATAATATCATCAAAAGTAGTTGGTCTAAGTGTCGCCATTTTTATTTCCTTTTACCCAAAAAACAAATTCATTCTTATCATTATCAAACGCAGATTCCAATAAACCTTTGGCAACCAATCCCGAAACAGTATTGCTTACCATCCTATGATTCAATTCTGTTAAAAATATCTGGTAGTCATTTTCTTTAATAAATAAGCCAATTCTACCCGTAGTTTTATTACGTCGTTTTTTCAAGAATTGGGACATGATATTTTTTGTATCAACTAACGGAATGATTCTATCCATTTCTTGTATATGTTCATCATCCAAAGCATCCATTTCTTTTATAATCTCTTCAATGTCAAATTTTTCATCATCATTGCACCCAAATGTAGTGTATACAAAACGACGACTCCATTCTATTAATTTATTTTGGTCCGATATTTCTAGCCATTCAGTTTTCATTATTTTCCTCTAATTCAGAATATCAAACATTCCTTTGTAGTAAGACGGTTGTTTTAAAAAATATGCTGCGTGATGTGATATGTGATTTTTGTACTCTTGTTCTATTGACTGATTGATAAAATATTTTGATTTCCATATGGATTCATCTTTGGTATTGCTTCCAAGATACATAAAATATTTATCGCTTAGTTTTTTGTTATTGGTATCATTCTTTTTGCTTAGTTTTTTGTAGTTACCAAAAAGCCAGACATTATCTTCTTCGTTAACTATTTCTTTTATTGTATCAGCCAGCCACTTTTCCCACGCTGCCCAATCTATATCAAACTTTTTGGAATAAGAGGGAAATCCATAGTCATTATATTCTGGATAATAATTGTAGTCATCATCATCATAATCTTCATGCTCAGGGTCTTGATGCATTATATTCTCCAGAAATGAAGGGCTAAGAGGTACAACGGACTACTACATTATACCCCGTAGCCACTTCAAAATCAACCCACACAGAACTTATCGCTAATCTCATCGGCCAGTTCTCTAGCCGCTCGACTCAAGAAATGATTCTTGCTGAACCATAGAGGTGTAGAGACTTGATTAAGGAACTCTACGGTTTTCTTTAAAAGGAACGTCTGCTGAGTGTCGGCATTTAAATCAACGCTTGGCAGAACTTTTTGTGGATCGTACACAGGCATATCAGAACCAGCGAGAGTGGCTACTGGTTGAGGTTCGCCAGTGGTTCTGTTGTCTCCATACTTATTTACTAATTCATCAACCCTATCCTGACTTAGTGTTTTAAGCACAGCTTTTGCGTGATCAGTAATTGCATGATCATTAGACACTGGTAATTCTTGACTATGAGATGCCTCAAAAACAATATCAGCAACTTTACGATGCCATTTTCTTTGATCTTGATAACTCATTTTTTCTATCGGAGTACCATTAGCAGCAGCCTCGTCGGACACTACCTTCCAAGCATCAAACCAAGCATTACTACTCTTATTGATTTTACGATAGTCAATATTTGCCGATGTTCCTTCAAGGATATTTTTGAGATCATTAAATGCCACAGTGTTACCTGTGCTACCCTTGAGGATACTGGTAAAGTAAGGAGCCTTACCCTCCCAACCTTTACGCCACCAAGTATAAGGTACTCTAAAAATCTGATTAATCTTAATGGCAAGAGGATCTCCACCAAAATGATTAGCCAACTTTTTCTGTACACCCTTCCATGTTGTTTTATTAACTTGACGATCATTTGGATTAAGAATCCAGTAACACTGATAACCGTTACGAGTATCTACAACCCAACTAGGAGGTACAGGAAATTCATTGATCTTTTGTAGGAACCGCTCCTTATGCTTCATTACTATACTAGGCTTAAAATACTTACCTTCTTCATCACGCCCAGCATCCATGTCGCAGAAACATGCGACGATTTTATCAA